CTCAATCTCTCCCTTAGCCCGTCATCGCCACCGCTGTACGAGCATGCTCGTGCCGCGGCGTGTGTATGAGCGAACACAGAACGGAGTAGAGTCTATAAAAGACTCAGCTGCGTTCAGTCGCATCGGACCATCGGAATCGGTCGATGCTGCTTCGGTAAAGAATCGAAGCAACATCACCCAACCCGATGATTCGTGCATTATGCGTGGCGCCTTGGTGGTCCAAACCTTCCACTCCCTCTTTTGGAGAGAGTAGTTGGTACGAACCTTTCGGGGCAGCCATTGCTGTTCCACTGCGCGCAAAGAGGGGCATGCAAGGTGCATGCCATCCTCGGGAATTCGACCGTATACACGGTGAAGATTCGCTACGATGAGTTCGTATAGCGCGTAATAGTGTCTATCATAGCATGAATTCGCGTAAGCGATCCAGCTACAGTAAACATTCGGCGATCGTGATGATGTCCAGACTGTTCTGAAACGAACAGGAGTGACTTCTATGCCTTTAAAGGCGTCGAGGCCACACGATTCTCTGAAGAATCCACTGAGACAGCTCTTCTCCGCATTGACCATGAGGCCAAATGCTTCGAGAACTTCGATTGCATCATGGGTGTAGTCCTTCGGGACAACCACATCATCACCGTACACTAAAAGACCCTTGCGGGTCTCCCCGTCCGGTGCCGCTGCGTAAAGGAGCGCCCAGATTGTCAACGCCATAATTGGGAAGCATAAAGAACTTCCCATAGGCGCGAACTTTCTGAGCTCTAACTCCCGTCCGTCGGGTAGCACCGTTGACAGAGTTCTGCAACACTCGAGGTAATCACATATGTGAGCCGGGAAGAGCAGACGAACTAACTGCAACGACACCCTGTCACTGGCTTCTTTAAGATCCAGCGTACAGAGCGAACCGTCAACGCTGCCGGTTAAGGCCGCATTACGATTACGGTTTTGGTCAGTAAAGCGGACTGAATTCCTCGTGAGAGGATGCCGCTCTACGTGCTCAACAATAGCCCTTCGCAATCCCCCCTGAACCCATTGAAAATCAACGGGTTCACAGGAAATAAGCCGTGGGCCACGCGAGTCTTTCGGTACGAGAATAACTCGTGCCGGAAAACTCTTCACGCCAGACGGGAAACCGTCTGCGTACGTATCACAAACCGCTCCCAAAGATGCACAAAAATAAGCATCCAGAGGATAAAACGGCGTGATTCGCTCCGAAACATTCACGAACTCATACTTGGCCCAGAGCTGCTGCCGGGTGGCGACAGCCCCAGGTCCATGGCATGGGGTGATATCTTTCGGATCAAAACGCGCGAATACCTTTGACAGTACTCGTCGCGCTGCACGCGCCACAGAAGTCATCGTAAGCATAGGCTCACGAACTTTTGACTCATATGGCGTAGCAACCTCTTCCTGTATTTCTATCAAGAAGGGGTCGACTATCGATAGGTCGCGCTCAGTTTCTTCAAACTGGGCTACGACCGCACGTTCTTGTTCTGCCGAGTATGGCAACTCGTACTTGTACATTAAGTACAGCACTTGTCGCAACGCTCTAACGGACTGAACGCACGGGGAGGGCAAAAGCTCTCCAGATCTAGAAAATACCTGACTGAACAGCTCACCCATAAAGATGGGCAGCTCGCTCTCGGTCTGCGTTTTAAAGCGCAGACCGCGAACATCAGTTAAGGCACCTTCAGTGAGTGCTCGATCGAGCAACTTACCTAACTTAGGGAGCGTTTTCGTTAAAAACGAAATGCCCTCTTCATCAACCCTGTCCTTCACAATCGAAATCGTGTTAGACAAAGCAGACTGGTTAAACACTTCCGCGTGCGACGTATGAACGTCGTACAGGAGCGTGGCGATGAGGTTCACCTCATCTAGGCTATTATCTGGGGCCATATATATGGTGCTCATTCCTAGCTTCATACCAATACTCCCGCACGATCCCGCTGTAAGCTACACACAAACATCATGAGACGACCCCCCACCTACGAGAAACCTGAGCCTAACGGCGTCAGGCAAACTTATTCAGTTCGCCTAACGTTCGCAACAGCCATGGTCTTCGCAGGTGAGGAGGTCCCCCTTCACACAACGCCAACGTACGAGCTCCCCGCCTATGGCATGTCAAGCTATCGACCGTATACAGTCAGGAAGAAATTCCTGACTGACAACGCCGAACGCCTAAACATGCGCACAAACGAGCAACTCATCGGTGACACCGAGCTCAGAGTTTGTGATGTGGTAATGTTTTAATCCCAGGACGGCGCTCAGCCGCCCTAGAACAATAGCACCACCAGCCAATCGACGATATCCTTTAGGAGGACTCCGTCGGTTCGGCCCAGTATGTAGCCTGCCAACCCGGCAGCGAGCCAACGTTTCGTTGACCCGTCTGCCGAGCGAGCAGAGAATTGTTTCTTCACGAGGCCCTTAATCAGAGGCCGCCGGAAAGTAACACATTTGCGCCGTTACCCGTGCCATCGTAGAGTATAGTCGTGCTCGCTCCAAGTGAAGCGAGAAACGACATCAACTCTGCGACAACATGGGTTGGCTCAGTATTCGCCGTCAATGCCCCCACAGGGGAGTCCAAAACGGCGTAACACGAAACCACAACAGGTGTCTCGCTGTCCACGCTCGATATGACAGTCTTGTCAAACCGAACGAGGCTGCGCCTACGCTTGTTCAAACCCGACCCCGTCTCAAGATGGGAAATCTTGAGCCGGTGAGGGGACGACGGAGCTTCACTCACAAGAGCAAACTCCGTCGCACGGTCGGAAATGGCGATGCGACTGAATTCAACTTCAGTCCCAGCGCTATTCTTTACTTCACTCGTGACTAGGGAATTACTTAGCATGAATGAGATGTCGGCGACGCCTGGGTAGACGTCGTCCACTGTTCTTTGGTTTTCGAAGCTTCTTACGCTGTGCTATCACTAGCGCAGAAGCAAGTCTCACCTCGTTAGAGGAGAGGCTGCTCATTACAAGAGCATGCTTATCGGGCTCTAATGGTTGTCGGCGATAAACCGACTCCCTAAAGACAGGATAAGAAACCACTCTGCCATCGACTTTCGCATCGAGCTTTATTTCACGCTCGCGCGAGATCGACCAGGAGTAGTCGATTACGTCTAACACGGGGTCTAGCGCACCCTTCCGGTAGTTGTCAAGAAAGTCACCAACTTTGGCGACCCAATCGACAATAAACGAGAAGGGAATCGCGTCCCATATATGCTTCGGGTTCCAACTAAGGCCCAAAGCGTCAATAAGACCCAATTGCTCGGCATACCGATGCTGAAGCTCCGTCCATCTCGCGACGAATCGAAGCTGCGCACAGAACTCATCCTTGATTAAGGATACGGACCGATACAAGTCTACCGCTGATACGTGCACGCGGAGGTCGATTGAGTTTTGCCCGAAATAGGCTAACTCAGGTTCGAACTCCAACGCGCCTTGAGCGACAGAATGCGTCGAATAACCCGTCCCTTTATCTTCACGCAGGTCCCGCCGATATCGGCGTACCTGAGGAATCCCATCGAGTTGCATCATCCGCCTTAAGCGGCCTAGCGAATCGACCAGGGCCTTGTGAATGCCCTGTATGTCTCCAATCAACGGCTCGATCCCGAACTTATAGCTCAGGAACACATCGGCCGCCGACCTGGCTACATCGCGTAGCGTACCCACGAGACCCTTTCGGGTTACCTCGTGTCCTAAAGTACGTATGCGATTAATGGTCCGCTTCAACAACACAATGTCCTTCAATTCTAGAAGAGTATTGAGGAGCTGCACTTGGGTCTGAATTCTTGGGATCAGCCGCGAAAGCGACTGACTTACCAATTCGTCCAAACCTTCGGGCAGCGCGATATAATCGCCAGTGTCTGAATCTTCATCGAACCATACCTCGAGGCCCTCAACGGGCCCCGTCGTAGCGTTGAACCATAGCGGTAAAAACATCTCATCAGCTGCAATCGAGTCCACGTGAACGAACCGATAAACGGGCGTCCACGCTGCGAATCTCAATTTCAGCCGCGTAATGTTAGTTGGCGTAGTGTCATACCAGCCTTTATAATGCTGGAATGGCTTCCACGCCTGTAGTCTTTGGAGAACTTTCTTGTCGATTTCGACAAGCAGCTCCCTCGACGAGGGCACGTCAATATCCGCACCCTGTTCGCGTGTCAGTCTCCGCCGATCAGATTTACTATTCGGCGTGATGGCTTCAAACCATACCCGATATTCGGGTCTCACGAGAGCAACCTCACCAAGAACGGTATCGTCAACGTCAATAACGTCAACCATCCGCTCCGTGCGAGGTCTGAACAAAGACCTACCTACTAATAGTTCTGACATAATCGTTGGAACGTCACATTACGTAACGTCAGTTACGAGGTGCGCACCCACAGGGTG